GGGCGATCCTGCCCGAGGTAAATATCCCGCAGTAGCGACGACGCGGCACGGCACTTCTGCGCGATCAGGCGCGCGAAGACCTCGGTGCCACCCCACTTCCGGATTTCCTGCAATTTCTGGGCATCGTACTGGCCGTTGAATGTCCGCAGGGCGGCGAGCATGCGGTTGCTCCAGCCGGCCGATGTGTTGCGGTGGTTGCGGAAAATCTCGTACTGGCCCTTGATATAGCCGATCAACTCGACCGGCGCGGGCTGCTGCTGTTGCTGCTGCGACGCCGTAGCCTTATCCTGCGCCTGCTGCTGAAGCTGCTGCTCCAGCGCGGCGGGAGGAATGACCTGAAGAACGCCTGCCTGTCCGAGATTTGCCATGCCGGGCTTTGCCTTTGTGCCCCGATAGAACCTTAAGGGCCTTAACGCGCCTTTAATGGGGCGCTGATCTTGTAAAACAGAACCCACGATGGTACAGACCGCAAATGACCACCGCTCCCACCGTGCTGCCGCCCGCTCCGGCCTTGGACGAACCCATGCTGGTGAAGCTGGCGCGCGATGTGGTCATGAATATACACGACCTTCACGTCGTCCTGTCGCGGTACCAACTGACGCAGAGCCAGTACGACCTGTACGTCGCCGCCAATCCGTTCTTCCGCAAGATCGCTGATCAGTTCCGCATCGAGTGGGAAGGCGTCGCATCGACCTCGCAGCGGATGAAGATCAAGGCGCAGGTCGCGCTGGAAGAGAACATGTCGACGCTCGCTGCGCGCATGGGGAACAAGGATGAAGACCTCGGCAAAGCGACGGAAACCGCGAAGCTCTTCGCCCGCATCGCAGGCGTCGAAGCCGGAGACAAGTTCGCGGGCACCGGCGAAAAAATCGTCATCGAAATCAACCTCGGCGCCGACGAAAAAATCAAGTTCGAGAAAGAGGGGGAGGCCACCGCTCCCGTTATCATCGACGGAACGGTTACAGAGGAAACGAGCACAGCAGCGCGCAACGTCGCGACGATACCGTCTGACGCCTAAAGGCGTGGCGAACGATCTTCGTTACCGAACATCGGCTTGGCGCGCTGACGCAGTGGCGCGCTACAACCGGTCGCTCACCAAACACGAGTGCGACCGCCGGTATGATCAATCCGCCAAAGGCCATGAGCGCAGAAGGAAATACAACCGTGCCCGAACCGAAAGACGACGCACAGCGTCTGCATGACGCTATCGAGATCATCCGCAAGAAGAACGCGGAGATCAACGACCTCAATCGCACCATCACCCAAATCCGTCGCGACAACGACACTTGTGAAGCGATCCGGAAGGAGATTTGGGGGCTGGCCGCACACTCTCCGGAGCCGCCAGAATGGATACAGGGGCGCGGCGTGCGCAACGGCTCGCGCGGCGGACCGATCACCATCTGGTCGGATATCCACTACGGCGAGGTCGTCAACCCGGACGAGATCAACGGCGTCAACGCCTTCAACAAGAACATAGCTGCCAAGCGCATCCACCGACTCGTCAACACCACGGTCGACCTCGCGTTCAACCACATGGGCCGCGCCAAGACGACCTACCCGGGCATCGTTATCTGTCTGGGCGGTGACATGATCGGCGGTGACATTCACGAGGAACTGCTGGCGACGAATGACCGCACGCCGCACCAGTCGGTCAACGACCTCACAGACCTACTGGCTGGCGGCATCGAGGAGTGTGCCAGCAAGTTCGGCAAGGTCTTCGTGCCCTGCGTCGTGGGCAACCACGGTCGCAACACCAAGAAGATGCGCATGAAGGGGCGCGTCTTTACCAACTTCGACTGGTCGATCTACTGCAATCTGGAGCGCTCCTTCCGCAAGGACCGGCACGTGCAATTCTACGTGCCATCGCAGGCGGACGCCGCGTTCCAACTGTACGGCCACCGCTACCTTCTCACCCACGGCGATAGCCTCGGCGTCAAGGGCGGCGACGGTATCATCGGCGCACTGGGCCCGATCATGCGCGGCACGCTCAAAGTGCACCGCTCCGAGGCGCAGATCGGCCGCGACTTCGACACGCTGGTGATAGGCCATTGGCACCAATACATCACTCTCCCCGGCCTCGTCTGCAACAACGCGCTCAAGGGGTACGACGAGTACGCGATGCTCCAGCTTCGCGCGCCGTACAGCCGACCTTCACAGGCGCTGTGGTTCACTCACCCGGAACACGGCATCACGGCTCACTGGCAGGTCTACCTCGAAGGCATCCAGCACGCGCAGGATAGCAAGACTTGGATGAAGTGGGCCGCCTAGCGGAGACCAGCAATGGCGGGCCTGAAGTACACAGCACCGGCGACGTGCGCGCGGTTCATGAAGTCCGACGCGTTCGGCCGGATCATCACCGGCCCGGTCGGCTCCGGGAAGACGACCGCGTGCATCATCGAATTGCTTCGGCGCTCGACCGCGCAGGCACCGGGCAAGGATGGCAAGCGCTGGACGCGGCACGCCATCGTGCGCCAGACGCTGAAACAGTTAAAGGACACGGTGCTGAAGGACTGCCAGAACTGGCTCAACGGGCTGGGCGAGTTCAGGGTCAGCGAGAACACCTTCCACCTGAAGTTCGGTGACGTGCGCAGCGAGTGGATTTTCATCCCGCTCGAAGACGCCGACGATCAGGCCCGGCTGCTGTCGATGCAGTTGACCGGTGCGTGGCTGTCGGAGTGCATCGAGATGAACTTCGACGTGCTCGCGCCTATCAGCGGTCGTATCGGCCGCTACCCGTCGGCAGAGCGCGGCGTCCCGTCGTGGAATGGCATCATCGCTGACACCAACATGCCGACCGAGATGACGCCGTGGCACAACTTCCTCGAAGCCATGCCGCCGGATTGGCAGAAGTTCAATCAGCCCGGTGGGCTAGCGCCGGACGCAGAGAATTTGAATTTTCTGCTGCAAAACGCTGACACCATCAAGCTTCCTATCGACCACCCCGTACGTGTCGCTCAGGGCCGCAAATACTATGAACGATTTGTAGAAATGTACGGCGAGGAAAGCGACTGGGTGAAGCGGTACGTGCACGCGCAGTACGGGGACGACCCCTCGGGCGCCGCGGTGTTCAAGCAGTCCTACCGGTCCGACTTCCATCTCGTCGACGACACCCTCGTCATCCCCGGTTATCCGTTGCTCGTGGGTCAGGATTTCGGACGCAACCCGTGGAGCCTCATCTGCCAGCCCGATCACATGGGCCGGCTTATCGTGCACGAGGAGGTGGCCGGCACCAATATCGGGCTTGAGAAGCACGTGAACGAGCATCTGCGCCCCGCCCTCCTTAGCGACCGATATGTAGGCTGTAAAATCGCCACTGTGGGCGACCCCTCCGGCGTGGCGAAGGGCAACATTGCAGAGGAGAGTTGCTTTGATGCGCTCAAGCGCCTCGGCCTTCCAACTTTCCCTGCACCAACGAACGATATCGAACCACGCCTTCGCGCAGTCGAAGCGCTGCTCAGCCGGCAGGTGAACGGTGGTCCCGCGCTCCTGATCAACCGCAAGCGCTGCCCGATGCTGGCGCGCGCGATGGGCGGCGGATACCGCTTCACCAAGACCAAACAGGGCGCGCTGCGCGCAGTGCCAGAGAAGAACGATCCAGAGGGCTTTTCGCATGTGGTCGACTGCCTTCAGTACGTGTCGTTGGTGGTGCACGGCGGCATGACCGGGTACATCGTGCGCAAGCTCGACCCCCGGCCACGCCGTTCGCCGCGCGGCAAAATCACTGCCGCTGGGTGGACCTAAACGGCCACCGCGCTCACGATCTTCTCGACGGTCTCGGCAACCGCCGGGACGTGTTCGAGAATAGCTGCTTCGATCATACGCAGAGCTTCAGCAACAGGATTGTCCGCCTGAGTACAATCAGTCGGGACGCCGTTCACCTTACAATTTACGCCGAAAACTTCCAATTTCGGAATAAAATTCGCCGAGACAACGATGGTGAGGTCGTTCACATCGCGGCGGATGAGCCAGCTATTCTGTTTCGCGTTCGACATGTCAAGCAAGTCCCCTTTAACCTTTGTGATTGGTGTTTTTAGCTCCACCCGCTGTCCCTAGCAGCGGGCCCCTTACGGAGCAGGGGGCAACGCGCCCCCCGCTCACCCCCG